GGCAACATCACTGGTGGTAATGTGTTAACAGGTGGCTTGATATCAGCTACTGGTAACATCACAGGTGGCAATATCTTGGGCGGTGCCAACGTCAATGCTACAACACATACAGGTACCACAGTTAGTGTAACTGCCAACGTAACTGGTGGTAATGTGTTAACTGGTGGATTGATTAGTGCTACTTCAACAATCACTTCAGCAGCCAACGTAATTGGTGGCAACATTACCACTGCTGGTCAAGTAAGTGCTACTGCCAACATCACAGGTGGCAATGTACTTACAGGTGGATTGATTAGTGCAACTGGTAACATCACTGGTGGCAACCTAAGTGGCACAAACATTGTGGGCACATTGACTACCCCGGCACAGACTAATATTACTAGTGTTGGCACACTAGGATCGTTAAGCGTGACTGGTAACATCACAGGTGGTAACATCTTAGGCGGTGCCAATGTCAATGCCACAACTCACACAGGCGTCACTGTTAGCGTCACAGGTAACATAACTGGTAATTTCTTCATTGGTAACGGTTCGCAACTAACTGGTATTGTGGCATCGGCTAGCTCTAACATTGTCAACGGAACATCCAACGTGGTAGTGGCCGCAAGTGGCAACGTTACAGTTGGTGTTGCAGGCACAGCCGCTGTGGCTACATTTACCACAGCAGGTCTTGTTGCTAACTCTGTGTCCGCTACCAACAACGGTGCTGGCACCAACTTCAAAGTGGGTGACGATACTTGGATCGGTGATATCAACGTTGCTGATACTATGAGCGTTCGAGGCCAACAAAATGCCGCCAACGCTTACATTGTATTTGGCAATGCTGATAATACACAGTTGGGTCGTGCAGGATCAGGGCCATTAACATACGGCGGAGCATTTAGTGCCACAGGTAACGTAACCGGTGGCAATATACTCACAGTGGGCCAAGTAAGCGCCACCGGCAACGTCTCCGGCAACTTCTTTGTAGGAAACGGTGCGTTTTTAACTGGCCTAAGTGCCGGCTCTAGTAACGGTATCAGCAACGGTGCCACTAGTATTACAATTCCTGTAAGTTCGGGTAATATTGCCATGAGTGTGGCTGGACAGTCAAACACTGTGGTTATTAACCTAGGTAGTTTGACCATGTATGGTACTTTTGCAGGACCCAAAACTTTAAGTGCCAACGTAAGTGTGGCCAATGCAGTAAACGCTGTGATTTTTGGACCGGTTACCATAGCCGATGGTTTTAATATTACTGTGCCAAATGCATCGGTTCTGTACACATACTCTGGTGCATAAACAAAAATAAAACAGCTAAATATGAATACTTAAAAGGATTAGAACATGGCATTATCATTAGACGGAACAACTGGCATATCATGCACTGGTAATATTGTATCTAGTGGAGGTATCATTAGTGCCACTGGTAATATCTACGGTGGTAACATCATTGGAACCATTGCTCCTAGTGCTATTACTGTTACAGGTAATGCCAATGTGGGTAATTTATTCAGCTCGGGTGTTGTATCAAGTACCGGCAACATTACAGGTGGAAATATTCTAGGTGGTGCCAACGTCAATGCCACTACACATACCGGAACTACAGTCAGTGTCACAGCCAACATCACAGGTGGTAATGTGTTAACAGGTGGATTGATCAGTGCCACTTCAACCATCACTTCAGCAGCTAACGTGATTGGCGGCAACTTAACCACAGCTGGTCAACTAGTATCATCCGTTGCCACGGGTACAGCACCGTTGAGTATAGCCAGTACTACACTAGTTCCAAACTTGTATGTTGCTCGTGCCAATGTAAGTGATTGGGATGCAATTTCTACAGTAACCACCGGTACCTATTATGTAATGATAGCCAGTGCAGTGACCGGCAACATTCAAAATAGTGCCAACAGTGCAATCACGGTAAACGCCGCTACCGGTGCTCTTCAAGCAACCATTGTCAGTGCTACCGGCAACGTGATTGGTGGTAACTTGACCACCGGTGGATTGATTTCAGCAACTGGTGCTATTACTGGTGCCGCAATAACCGGCACAAGTTTAACCGTATCCACCGGCAACGTGACATTGGGAAATCTTGTCAACAGTGGATCAAATGCCACCGGCAACATTGGCAGTGCCACAACATATTTTAACACAGTGTTTGCCAAGGCCACCAGTGCTTTGTATGCTGACTTGGCAGAAAACTATGAGGCTGATGCTAATTATGAGCCTGGAACGGTGTTAGAGTTTGGCGGTGATAAAGAAGTAACACAAACAACCAGCAGTCATCGAACACAAGTGGCTGGAATTGTTTCAACCAATCCTAGCTACCTAATGAACTCTGGCATATCTGGGGATAAAGTTGTTGCTGTAGCATTAACTGGACGTGTACCATGTTATGTAATAGGTAATATTGTCAAGGGCGATCGATTAGTTTCCAGCAACACTCTTGGTGTTGCCACAGTATTAGACATAACACAATATCAACCTGGTTGTATCATTGGCAAGGCCTTGGAAAACTACAACAGTCAAGAAATTGGCCGCATTGAAGTTGCTGTAGGTAGATTCTAATGCAAGCCCGATATAGATCGGACTATGCTGGCGAATTTGTCATACTGGAAACACAATGGGTTGATGGCAAACGCACAGAGAAACGCGAGTGGATACCAAATCCCATTGACAATCAACACATATCAGGACGTGCAGCCTGCATTGGTAGCAACACAGACTCAGACATTTTTAACTATACAATACTACAGCGACACCGCGGCGGCCTTTTGAGCAGTAAAAAACTTCAGACCTATGGAGTTGGATCAATAGCTCAGACAATGCCATTGGATTTTGCTGTAGAAACTAAAGAAACACAGTTACCTGCATTGATAGAAAACAAGTATTCTGAGAATAATGTGGTCTACACCACTGGTAGAAATTGTATCAATTATCCTGGACAGTTTTATTTGATTCCAAATAATCCTAGACTATTGGATATTTCTACCATTGCTTACTTGGCAGCATTTGATGGACACCAAGAAATCTTTTTATTAGGCTACAACCGCGACTCTCCTGTGGAGAATCCAACGTGGCATACTCAATTATGCTCCGTGATTGAATCCTATGCTGGTGTAAAATTTTATTTTGTTGGCGAAAAAACCAATATGTTTCCAGAATGGTTAGAATTGGCCAATGCTGAGTTTATTACCTACAACAATTTTATAAGTTATTGCGACGTTTGAATCGTCTGTTCAATAGTTAGAATTTTAGTTTGCACCGCGTCAAAATTCACAGTTGACCACAATCCAGGATGCATGGGCTTGGGCCAGGTACCACTATCAATCCAAGCATAGCCCAAGTGCTCGTCGTTTAGTATTGGTTGAAATTCCGTGTCAACAATACAGAAAAAAGTATGATATTCAAATCCCAAATCTGCGGTGGTAAATTTTTCTAATGGAATCATTCTAAAATATTCTGGAACAAATCCTAATTCTTCGCAACATTCGCGATTCATGGCATCCAACAATGTTTCTCCAGATTCTACACGACCACCGGGTAATCCCCAGGCTCCTGGATGTTTAGGATCGCTACGCATGAGATACAGATACCGGCGAGTGTTGATAGCATAAAACCAAACTCCTACCGCTTTTACAGAACTAGACTCCATTTGCCTCCTGGATACAGTCCTTGATAACTCTTGACCCATGAGCTACCAGTCCATTCGTATTGTATGCTGGTTGTGATATTTGTGACATACTGTATATTATCTGGGCTACTGGTGCTGTCAAAATAAATTGTCCAGCGTGTGCCATCGTATTCAATAATATCGTTGGCATAGGCCACTAGTGATTGTCCAGAAACACCTTCCCAAGCTACAGCATCACCTTCGCTCCAGCTTCCAGTAGCTTCAGTCAACAAATATCTTTGTCCTACAGTGGCTGCTGGTAATCCAGCACCGGGCCCACTTAGTAATGGGTTAATAACAGCAGTAACTGGATCCAGTGTGTTGGCTGGAACTGTGTCTTGATCCACATCAAACAACAAAAATCTATCATCTGTAGGGTCATAAGCAACTGTGCCCATAACTTCGGTACCGTCGTCCTGTTCTAATTTAATGTAGCTTATGCCTGGCCTTAGTACACCGTACATGCCAACTACTCCTTGCCACATCAAGTTACTAGGAGGACTATCTGGTGGAGTTAGACTACTGTTGGGTTGGTCAATGACCTGCTGTTGTCTTAAGGCCTGTAATTTGTTGCCAATTAACAATACCTGATAACCGTATGGGGTAAACACTTGTCGTGTACCCAATAGTAAATCGTTGTCCATAATGGCATTTGACGCATCGCCTTTGGCATCAAATATCTGTGCCACAATGCGTTCAACCACACCCAGTTTTTTGACTTTGGCCGGACTTGAAATCCAAATTGGCATGGTAAATGTCAGTGTAGCAATGTCTATGGGATTTTCTGTACCCACGGGTATACTCCTACTAGACCATTGGGTGCTTTCAAGTTCGCACACACTCAAACTGGTCCAGTCAAGATAGTTGTCAGTGCTTTGTATTTCCAATGCAGGATTAAACAACACCAAAATTTGTTCTAGCAGTTGCATTTTTTGATTGGTGTTTGAAGTCCATATCTCCAACTTCATGGTCAACTTGTAAGGCACAGGCATGAGTCGATCAATAGTAAACGCATTGCCTTGTGTGGTTTCGTATGAGTCTGTGTTTTGATCATAAGTTCTTTGACGCACAGCTATAGTGCTGACAAAATATGGATCCTGCATTCTTTCACGAGCATAATCTAGTCCACTTACATAAAAAGTCATCAGCGGTGTTGATGGCAACTCGTTAGCACTGTTTTGTTGAATGATAGTTTGAGCCTGACGACTTGAATCGCCATAACGTACAGGAACACGTATTAAGGTGTGCTCAGTACCCTCTTCGTTGCGGCCATACTCTACTTGAAAGTTACTAAAAATTCTAGCAAACTGTAGCATGAAGCGACGTATTTGTTCATCATAAAAAAATTGTGCCATTATCGTCCTGGAGGTCTTGGGTTAGGAGGTAAGTTACCACCAGCATCGCCGTTGTCGGCTTGTGGTTTAAGTATTTCACTCAAACTCTGGCGACTAGGTATATTACCCAGGTCAGTGGTAGCAACTGTGTATGTGTTGTTAACAAAGCTGGCTCGTTGTGTAAGTGCTGGTGTAGCCAAGTCAAGATCGGTTCTGACGTTGTCTTCGATCTTGATCCATCTTGCCCCATCATAACGGAACAGGCGATTAGGGAAATAATCCAATCTCAAAGCATAGTCTCCAGCCACAGCATTTTGCGGAAAGCTCACACCCGGGGTTACTGGCAAGCCATTGGGCGGAATCAAATAACCAGTTTCAGGATCAACACCGCCGGTCAAGTAACCCATGGTGTAACCAAAACTCTTAGGAGTAATACCTTCTCCAGTTTGTGTGCTGTCTACTGTGGGATGAGTATCATCGGCTGTGTATCCTGCTGCTGCCGCCTGACCCTCGGGTGTGGTTGGCAGTATGTAAAATTTAACTGTGTCATACCCACTCAGTGGAACTTCGGCATAGGCCTGTGTAAGTATGGCATCGTTGATCTCCAAGTCCTTGGGACGAGTGCTCATTTGATCGCCCACGGTTGTAGGATTTGGTATCAAGGTCCAATAAAGCTGTCCGGTACTAGGATTAACAGCATCAATTGGGGTGCCTGGTGGAACATTGCCATTGGCTTGATAATACGTATTACCATTGTTGACTATTGTGCCGTTGGGATAAAAATTGCCAGGATCCCAGATGTTCTCTGGCATGAATGGCTGATTAATAATTTGTTGATATTCCTGAGCATTAACCAAAGGTGTGGCCTTGACACGCCAAAGGTGTGGCAACCAAGTTTGACTAAATCCTTCGCTGGAGTAGTTGCCGTCTTGAATTACATAATATCTAGGCAGTGCGTTAGGAATACTTTTATCCAGCGGGTGGTAATCTTTTAAATTAGGAACTTCGATCACATCACCGACCATGAGTTTACGCCCAATCGTATCAATCATGTTGTTGTAGTGAAAAGAAATAAACAAGGTATCGTTGTTTAAAAACAATCCAAACTGTGTCAAATCAAAATCTACGTCTTGTGTACGATACACACCTCGCATGATGTACACATCTGGATCATAAGCACGATCACGATTTTCCAACAATAGTAAATCTTCAATGAACAAGGGATTTGAGCTATTGTAGACTGGCAAGGTTGCATCTTGATCACCTAGGTCACCGGTTTGCGGTCCTAGATATTTGTGTATGTAAATGTCCAGTCCACCCACTGTGAACATTTCTTTTATGGTTTTATCAAAGAACTGGTAGTCGTTGGTTCTGTTAGGGCGGTAAAGGCTTAAACGTGGCATAGTCTTGTATTTATGGGTTAGATTGACTTAAAAATCAAAACGTCGTATAATTACAAAATGGATGACTTATTTCAACGCTTAGATCGGGCAGAAAAAGCCATTGCCGCTGTTAAAAATAAGGTAGCTCGCAGAGATTTACTTAAAATGACACGAGCTGTAGATCAGGCTATTGTGGCCGCAGATATGGAAAGTGTAGAATGTCGCCGTCTCAAACGAGAAACGAGAACTTATCAAGAACTTAAACAAAAGGTAAACGATTTACTTACAAATTTGGAACAGCACATAACCTTTGCTAACCTATTAGGTTGACCTTATGACCACTTTCGCATACAATACAAACTATGGCTAAATCAAACGAAATCAAAAGACTCAACCCCAAGGGTGCCGAAACCAAATATGTGGGTTTTGAACCTGAGTGGAAATTCCAACCCACTGAAGAAAATCGCATCAGCAGTCTGGCCAATGCGTTCCAATGGTACAACTACCACTATGGCAAAAAAGACGCCAAAGAAATGTTGTGTCATTACCTAGAACACAATGGTCGCAAGGTCGATGCCAAAACCATGCGTGGTATTCCTGACAGCCAAATTCGTGTGACTCCAGCCTGGGTATGTCGTATGACTCTACTAGGACTCATGCTCAATGAACACGAGCAAAGCATTGTGGATGAACAAATCAGTGCCATGCTCAAAGTCAAGCAAGAAAAAAAACGTGAACAAAGTGAAGTGGATGCCGATACCGCAGTAGCCAAACTCACAATCCAAGATCATTTACGTGAAAAAGTTTCTGAATGTTGTGGTGAGCTTGAAGGTATGTTTGATGATTTTGTTGTAGCTGGTGCCAAAATGTCAGCAGACTTTAGCCCAATCAAACTCATGCGTGGCATGAATATTAGTCCCAACATGGTTGGCACAGTATCAGCGGTTTGGGAATTACGCTCAGCAGAATTTAATGAAGTGTTAGAAGGAGTTGATCCTGACCTAGTTGAAGGCTATAGCCACCTTAATAAAAATCAATTAAAGCAGTGTGTTAAATTCTGCGAAACTGTGATCAACGACTGTAACAGTTATGTTCAACTGAAAAAAGTAGAACGCAAACCACGTGCCAAGAAAACC